CAGGCACACACGAAAAGGACATGGAAATTTTGCGTAACCCAATGAAGCGTATCAATTTCCCTGTGCGTACTATCATAGCAGGATACAACGAGGGAGAGAAGCCTGTATGGGATAAAATGATAGGAGCATTTACTAACGGATTGAAACTCAATCCTAAGATATATAACTATAACGAGGTAACTAAATATATGGCAGCATACGCTGATAGTGATATTAGCCTTATTCCATTAGCAGATACTAAGTTTAACTCATTGAAATCCAATCTTAAAATACTAGAAACTGCTAGTAAATACAATCCTGCTATAGTTAGCAATGTACATCCTTATAAGGATATGCCTGTTTGCTATGTAGATAGACAAAAGGATTGGTACTATTGGACACACCTATTAGTAAATGATGAGGCGGCTAGAATAGATTTTGGGGAAAGGCTTTTTGAATATTGTAATAAGAACTTTAACTTGCACGAAGTAAACAAGAAGCGTTTTGCTATTTATAGTAAATTGATAGACAATGCCGGTAATTAAATGTTCAAATGGAAAATATAGAATAGGCTCAGGTGCTTGTATCTATGAAACTGAGGAATCAGCACACAAAGCATGGGCGGCAATTAGAGTTTCTATGGCTAACTCCTACAATGATTACCCTAAGGCGGCAAGTGATAATGCAAAGAGAGCATTGAAAATCAAAAGCCAATATGGAACTAAGTGCGGAACTCCTGTTGGTTGGGCAAGAGCCAATCAGTTAGCTAGTAGAGAAAACATTTCTAGAGATACAATAGCAAGAATGGCATCCTTTGAAAGACATAGAGAGAATAGTAAAGGCGACCCTAAGAAAGATTGCGGTGCTTTGATGTGGTTAGCTTGGGGAGGAGACGAAGGAGTTAGTTGGGCACAAAGAAAACTAGAACAAATAGATAATGAAAAAACATACTAAAGTATATTTTGATTACTTTTGTATTGACCAATGTGATTTTGTAGCTTGTGAAATATGTGGCAATAAGGCAGTAGATATACACCATATTGACGCACGAGGAATGGGCGGAAGCGACAAAGACCAAATTGAAAACCTAATGGCAGTATGTAGATTTTGCCACGAAACTTTTGGAGATAAGAAACAATTTAAACAATATTTAAAGGATATTCATATAAAAGTTTTAAATGGCAAAAGTAAAAAGCGATTCTAAAAAGGTTAATTTTGGCAAACGCAAAGGCGGCAAAGCACAAAAAACACATAATAAACATGACAAAAAAGAACGAAACTACCGAGGTCAAGGTCGTTAAAATTAGCGAAGTAAAATCTAATCCTAACAATCCTAGAGTTATCAAGGATGGCAAGTTCGCCAAGTTAGTAAAATCTATCGAGGAATTTCCTGAGATGTCTAAGGTTAGACCTATCGTTGTAAATACCGATATGATTGTGTTGGGTGGTAATATGAGATTGAAGGCAATGAAGGAAGCAGGTTGGACTGAAGTGCCTATCCAAATAGTTGATTGGAGTGAAGAAAAACAAAAGGAATTTGTTATTAAGGATAATGTTGGATTTGGAGAGTGGGATTGGGATATACTTGCTAATGAATGGGATAATACCGAACTAGAAGAATGGGGTTTGGATATTATTAGTAACCAAAATTGGGAACAATTAGATTACATTGATGAGAATTTACCTGCACCTGAAGCAAGAAAGGACAATGTTATTACAATAGTTGTACCTGATGCTTGGTTAGGAGAGATTAAAGAAATAGAACAATTAATAAAGGATACTATTTCAACATCATATAGCGGTTGTGAAATCAAATAATACGCACTTAAACATATTAGTTAGTTACGCATACTTAGGTAAGTCAAAAAAGTTATGCGATATTACTTTCGGTCCTAGTAGAGATGGCATCACAAATATCATGATTGATAGTGGTGCCTTTACTTTATTTAATTCTACCAATGGAAAGATGGGATGGTTAAATATTGATAACTACTGCAAGTTTTTAGATACATTTGGACAATTTTCCGAGAAGTATGTAATGCTAGATGTTATCAATAATCATGAGGCGAGTAAGGATAACTACGAACTAATGCTGAAAAGAGACCTCAATCCAATGTTCGTGTTTACTACCTATGATAATGATTATACCTATCTAAAACAGGCAGTAGCTAGAAATCCGCATATTTGCGTAGCAGGTGGTGTAACTAGTTATAGACAATGGATGCAAAAAAGATACCAAGATGTATATAAAAATACACAGGCATTGATGCATGGATTAGGTTTCGTTAAGTTCCCTGATATGTTGCAGTTACCTTTGCATAGTGTTGATAGTAGTAGTTGGGTACAGGCATCACAGGTATTTGGCATATTAAGATACTTTGATGAAGGAATGAAAGGTCCTAGATATATTGATGTATTGAAAAGGAAGGTTGCTTTACCTGAGCAGATAAAACAATTACTAGATAAATTTAAGGTAACACCAAAAGATTTTAGTAATTTAGATAATCACAAAGGATTGTATAGTATAGCAACTATGTTAAGTATTGTGGCACATATCGAATACCAAAAGTATTGTAAGAAAAGAGGATTAAACTTATTCCTTGCTTGTGCTAAGGTAAGCGACCTAAGAGATATACTATACATTAACGAAGAACTAGAAAAAAATACATTAACCTATGAAAAATTTGCGAAAAGAAATCGTGATTAAACTGCAGGTGGAAGGTATCCATAAGTGGGGTACTTGCAATTTACCTGAAGTTAGTTTCCTAGCCTATCCACATAGGCACATCTTCCATATTACAATAACTAAGGAGGTAGAACATAATGATAGAGATATTGAAATCATAATGTTTAAAAGAAATGTGCTAGAATATCTAGGTAAACAACCTGTAATGTTTGATAACAAAAGTTGTGAAAGCATTGCAGAGGAATTACTATTAGAATTTGATGCCACATCAGTAGCAGTATTAGAAGATAACGAAAACGGAGCAATAGTTTCAATATGAAAACAATATGGTACTTTGGCTTAGAGCCATTAAAAGCTAGATACACTTACCAATTATGTAAGGAGTGGATACCTGATACCTTTAAAGAATATCCTGTAAGATTTGTTGAGGTGGAAGGTAACTATGACAATGACCAACAAATTAAGGTAGGTGTTGTATTGGATGCAATAGGCAGAGGTAAGTATAGTTTATCCCAATGCGATAACTTTCTAACTGCAATAGGAGAAGGAAGCGTTAAGGATGGAGATGTAATTTACTTGCAGGATTTTTGGACATCAGGTTTCAGTAGTGTGCTTTATGCACTTGACCTTTACAATATCAAAGTAAAGATTTATGCAATGGTACACGCACAATCCGTAGACGAGTATGATTTTACTCATCCTATGGCTTATTGGATGAGACATTACGAACTAGGATTGGATGCTAGATTAGCAGGAATATTTGTTGCAAGTACAATACATAAAGAGCAACTAAGACAGGTAGGTTTCAAAGCACCTATTCATGTTGTATCCTTACCAATACACATAAAAGAAACTAGAAAGAAGTTGCCTTATAGTACAACAAAAAAGAATGTTGTCTTATTCAGTAGCCGTTTAGATAAGGAGAAGAATCCTTACTTTATGTTATCGGTTGCAGAACAATTTTTAGAAGCACATCCTGATTGGGAATGGCACTTAACTACCTCAGGCAAAGAATTTAGAAGTAGCCTATCAAATATAGTTAAGGAGTTGTATGCCTTTAGTGTTATACAACCTAGATTTAAACTATTAGCTAATTTAACTAAAGAGGAATATTACAATGAATTGGCAGAATGTAAAATACAATTTAACTCCTCATTACAGGATTATGTTAGTTGGACTGTTATTGAGGCTACAATCTTTGGTGCGGATATTGTGTATCCAAACTTTAGAAGTTTCAAGGAGTTTATCCCTAAGGACAGATTATATACTCCTTTTGATTGCACAAATGCAGTACAGGTAATAGAAAATGCCATGAACAATTTGAGAGAACATATAGAAATAGGTTGGAAGTCAGACATAGGCAGAAGGCTAGAAGGTTACATAATGGCTACCGACTACAAAGGAGCAGAACTTAACATTTGGCACGAGCAAGAATACATTTTAAATTTACTTTATGATAATTGAGAAAAAATATCACTTCTATGCCGCACATAGAAATAAGAACGCAGGAGAAAAATGCGGAAGAATACATGGGCATACCTACAATGTAGTATGTCATTTTAAGTTTAATGAAATAAAGAATGGAGTTACTATGTTATTCTCCGACATAGATAAGATAGTAGAACCAATCATAAAACAATACGACCATTACTTCCTATTGTATAGAGAGGATAGTTTATGTGATGTATTGAATATGGCTAACGAACCTTTCATTGAACTGCCTTTTGAAACTAGTGCAGAGAATATGGCTTTATGGATATTCAATCAAATTAAAACTCATTTGCCAATAGTTAAGATAGAATTGGCAGAAACTAAATCAAGCAATGTAATATATGAAATTGGCAGTTAGTGAAGTATTCTATTCTATACAAGGAGAAGGAATGACAACAGGTTTTCCTGCAGTATTTGTACGACTAGCAGGATGCAACTTAATGTGCGGAGGTAAAGGAACGGAAAAGGATGGTAAATTACATGATGGAGCAACTTGGAGATGTGATAGTATTGAGGTATGGATAAAAGGTAAAAGCAAACCTTATGAAGATATACTACCAATTGAATGTCAGGAAGCAATTAGAAATGGCGCACATGTTATCATAACAGGAGGAGAACCTATGCTTCAGCAAAAGAACATGGTAGGATTTATAAAATATATACAAAGCAATTTAAACTATGATGTATTTACCGAAATAGAAACCAATGGAACAATAATGCCTAGTGAAGAAATGCTAGGATTAATTGACCAATGGAATGTATCTCCTAAGTTAGCCAATAGTGGTATGCCAAAGGAAGATAGAATTAATGCCTCAGTTTTGCAAGAATTAAATAATCATAATTGTCAATTCAAGTTCGTTGTATCAAGCGGAAAGGATTGGGAGGAAATAAAACAAGACTATCTACCTCATTTGTTTAGAAGTTACATTACACTCATGCCGGCAGGTAGTAACCAAGAGGAACTAAAAGAAACAAAAGAAGTGGTTGCAGAAATATGCAAGGAAAACTATTTAAGATTAACTAACCGATTACACATAGATATATGGAACAAGAAAACAGGAGTATAAGACTATACAAAGAAGGTAGTGCTGAATGGCATTTTCAAAGTATTTTAGAACAATTAGGAGAAAATCCGCAAAGGGAAGGGTTACAAGAAACACCTAAAAGGTATATAAAGTTTATGAGGGAGTTCCTTGAACCAAAGGAATTTAACTTTACTAGCTTTGATGCCGAAGGAACGGATGAAATGATAGTACAAAGCAATATACCTTTCTATTCCTTATGCGAACATCATACCGCACCCTTCTTTGGAACAGGAGTTATTGCCTACATACCTGATAAAAAGATAGTAGGTCTAAGCAAATTGGCTAGAACTTTAGACCTTTTTGCAAATAGATTTCAAAATCAAGAAAGGATTACAACACAAGTAGCCACAAAAATATGGGAGGAACTTAGTCCAAGAGGAGTGGCAGTAAGCCTAAAAGCACAACACCTTTGTATGTGTATGCGAGGAGTTAAGAAGCACGATACATGGACTACAACTACCAAACTATTAGGAGTATTCAAAGAGGATGATAAAGCTAGGGCAGAATTCCTTAGATATATCTAAAACAGAACAATAACAGAATGAGCAAAGAACATTTGATACCATTTAAAAAAGGGCAAAGTGGCAATCCAAAAGGTCGCCCAAGAAAGTATGTCAGCCTTTTAAAGGAGCAAGGATACAAAGTAAGTGAGGTAAATGATGCCATCCAAGCAATGATGTCTATGACCTTTGATGAGTTAAAGGAAGTATTCAATGATGAAAGTGCAACCATATTAGAAAAGACAATTGCCAATGCTATGAAGAAGTCATTGGAGAAGGGCAGTCTTTACTCATTAGACACCCTTTTAACGAGGGTTTATGGCAAACCTAGGGAAACTATCGACACGAACAATAAAACCGAACTAAAGGGCAGAATAGAGGTAGTAGTGAATAAAAGTGATGTTCCTTTATCAAACCGAGAAACGGATGTAGATGTTAGCAGATAATAAACTATTTGAAACAAGCGTTGTTTTTGAAAGCAACCGCAACTCCTTAGCTGACATTGTAGTCAATCAAGGAGGAACTTCAAGCGGTAAGACCTATAGTATCTTGCAGAACCTTTTCCTTCATGCCATTGAGGATGATAACCAAGTAATTACAATAGTAGGGCAGGATATTCCTAACTTAAAGGTAGGTGCCTTGCGTGATGCCCAAACAATATTAGAGAAGTCCGAGATATTGCAGTCCTTTGTTGCTGATTTTAATAAAAGCGACAGGATTTACACCTTTATCAATGGTTCTATAATGGAGTTTAAAAGCTACGAGGATGCTCAGGATGCTAAGTCAGGTAAAAGAGATTACCTATTCGTAAACGAAGCCAATGGTATCACTAAGGATATATTTGATGAATTGTATATAAGAACAAAGCGTAAGACCTATGTAGACTACAACCCTAACATAGAATTTTGGGTGCATCACGAACTAATAGGCAAACCTAATGTGCAGTTAATAATCAGCGACCATAGGCACAACCCTTTCCTTGATGCAAAAATACACGAAAAGATAGAAGCGATTGAGGATGAGGAATTGTGGAAAGTATATGCTAGAGGATTGACAGGTAAATTAGAAGGAGTTATCTTTAGGGATTACAATGTAATTACAAATGTTAGCTTGGATGCCAAACTAATAGGATATGGATTAGACTTTGGATTTACCAACGACCCTACTGCCCTTATTGCAGTTTATAGTCAAAGTGGAGAATTGGTCTTGGATGAATTAATTTATGAGAAAGGTCTTTTAAATGTTAGAATATCTGACAGGATGCGAGAATTATCAGTTGTAGGGAGAATCATTGCAGATTCCGCAGAGCCTAAAAGTATCTCGGAGTTGCAAGGATACGGATGGATGGTCGAACCTGCTTCAAAGGGTAGGGATAGTATTAAACAATCCATAAATATCCTTAAACGCTACAAATTGAATGTTACTCAAAGAAGCCACAACCTCAAAAAGGAACTAAATAACTATAAATGGAAGCAAAATAGGGATGGAAGGCTAGAGAACGAGCCTGTGGATTTCCTTAACCATAGTATAGATGCGGTGCGATATGTGTGCTTAAATGCCCTAAATAATGTATCTGAGGGCAAATATAGCTTCGTTTAAGCTATTGTAAATCAATAAGTTATACTTTTTTGGAACTTTTTGGTGCTTTTTGGTAAGGCCTATGGCATTTCTATCTAATTTTAAGATATAAATAAAAAACCTATATTTTATGAACATCAAAAAATTAGAACAAGACAATGTATTAGTTAATTCCTCAGTGCAAAGCCTAAGCGAATTGACAGGTTTAGAAACAATTAGCAGTAAGTCTAAGGCTATTGTTTGCGAAAACCAAATAGTAAATGTAGTAAGTAATACTTATGCTCATTTACCTAACGAGAATTTCTTCCTAGCCGTTGAGGAGAAGTTAATCAATGCAGACATTAAGTATTTAACTAGGTCTATTAATAAAAACAATAGGCAGTTTGCAGTAGATTATATATTGGAAGATGAAAGCTATCATGTAAATGTAAAAACCAAAGCAGACAAAATCAAGCCAATGCTTAGATTTGTAAATAGCTATGATGGTTCCTGCAAGACCACAGGTAATTTTGGTTTCTTTCGTGAGGTATGCTCCAATGGTTTGCATGTTAGCCAAATTGATATAGGCTTCTCAGTAAAGCACATTGGGCAGATTGCTGAGGTAGTTTTACCTAAGATGGATGAAATTATCGAGATATTTATGAAGAACGAATATTATGAAATCCAAAAGAAATTTGAGGTATTAGCAGAAAGACCTATATATGATTTGGAGGAATTTGTGCAAATAACTGCAGAACATATCAATTTATTTAAGTTTGAAACAAGCGAAAAGAACCCTGAACCTAGCAAAAAGGCTCTCAGTGTAATGGAAATTATCCAAAATGAAGCTCAAAATCTAGGGGTTGCTCCTAATATGTGGCTAGGATACAATGCTTTTAACGAGGTCTTACATGGTATGAATATGAGGAATTTTGATGTTAAAAGAAAGATTGATGCAGAAATATTTGATTTCATAGTAGAGAATAATTAATTTTAAGAATCCCCTGAGGGGTGCGACTCTCCAACGCACAATTTTTTAAATAAAAAAAAACATCATGGCAAACAGATTAAAAACAAAAGAAGAAAAACAATTAGAGCATTATGCTAAAATGAACGAGCAGTACAAAAAGGATAGCCTAGGAATGGGTTGGTTCTTTATTATCATTGTAGGTGCTTTATTATTAACTGCATTAATTGAAAACCTATAGTTATGCTAATAAATACTTGTTGTGGATATGAAAGCCATACTGCATACGAATTATGTCCTGATTGTAAAGAACATTGTGATTGGGAAGTTATTGATGATGAAGAATGGCAACTAAGAGAAGAAGCAGAAAATCAAATTGACCAAGCTAAAATTGATAAACATGAGTAGACTTGGAAGCTATGTTGATACCTTAGAACTAGAGAACGAAATACTAAGGGATAAGGTAAAAGCATTAGAAGCAAAATTGGAACCATTTTTGATAGAGCAGAGAAAGAGAGAGGAGCGTAATAAGTTTAAGGAAGAAATGGATACTAAAATTTCTCAAATGTTAGTTAATTTTCACAATCAAATAAAATAAATACTACCCCTGCCTAACATTTATTATTAACTAAGTGGTGTTGGTTATGTCAAAGGTGGGGGTATATTTTAAAAAACAATCTATGAAAGCATTACAACTAGTAAAGTTTTTAGTAATAAGTGTGCCATTGGCATGTTTATTGTTTATATTTGCTAATACATACTTTGAAATCAAAAGACTATGTGGCAAGAAATAACCCTTTGGCAATATCAGCAGATAATTCCTATCATGACTAAACCTGATAAGGAATGGACTGAGATAGATGTGGACTATAAACTAATATCTATCCTAACAGGTATGACACAATACCAAATAGATAGTTTGCCTTTGGAGGATTTAAAAAAGGAAAGGGCAAAACTAAAATTTCTAAAGGAAGATATTACAGGTAAGCCTGTTAAATACATTGAGGTTAATGGCAGAAGGTATCGAGTTATTTATAACATAAAAGATATGCCATTTGCTAGGTATATTGAAAGCAAGGTATTTGGTAAAGATGTAGTAGCCAATTTGCATAAAATATCAGCTTCAATGGTTATGCCTCAAAAAAGGAATTGGTTAGGCAGATGGGTAGATAATGTTTATGATGCAAGTAAACACGAACAATATAGTTTAGATATGCAGGAAGCAAAGTTTGTGGATGTGTATCATACCTTGGTTTTTTTTTATCAAGTATACAGAAATTGGATAGAAGTTTCAAAGGATTATATGACGGAGGAGATGGTGAGGATGGGGATGACGCAGGAGGAAGCGGATTCGGTGGTAACGCTTTTATACGCATCTATGGATGGCAATATACCGCAAGGCTTATTGCCGAGCAGGAAAATATCAGCGTTAAAGCAGTATTTGAAATGAGTACAATAGAAGCACTAAATACAATGGCATATATGAAAGCCAAAAGCAGTTATGATAGAGAACAAATGAAGAAATTAAGGAATTAGGGTTGCCGCATCCTAAGTTTGACATAGATGATTCCCCTGCTATTTCTATAGTGGGGGTTTTTTATTGTGCGGTATTTAGGACTTATTTGGCTATTTAAGTTTATGAGTGAAGCAAAAGCACAAGCACAGGCACTTGCAGATGGATTTCTAGCCTCATTAGGGGATAAGTATGATGTCTATAAGATAGGCGAATACCCAACCTTTGAGGAGGTGTTAATGTATTATGGTACATTGTTTAATCAGGTAGCACAACAGGAATTAGAAAGTGCAGGAGCAGTAGCAACAGGTGCAATTACCGAACTAATTACTCCTAAGGTAACTAAGTTTGGAAATGACTATGAGATGATATTGGGTTATGATAAGAAAAACCCTGCGGCAGTTTACTATCGATTTGTAGATAAGGGTGTTAAAGGATTTGGAGGAATAAATGCAAGACCTAAAAATGTACTAAATAGTCCTTACAAATTTAGAAGCCCATATCCTAACGAGAAAATGATTAAGTCATTAGAGGAATGGTATAAGTTAGGCAAGGCAAAGGTTAGAACTGAAAGCCAAAAGAAAAACTTATCTGCATCACAATCTAAAAATAAAAAAATAAGTTCAATACCTAAGAAGCTGACCTTACGAGATATAGCTACAATGACTGCCTTTGCAATTAAACGAGATGGTTTGAGAACAACTAATTTCGTAGGCAAATCAGTAGAGAAAGTATTTGATGCTGACTTTTATGATACAATAGCTTTGGCTTTAACTAGAGATATAGATTTACAAGTAAAACAAATGGTTAATAAAACTAACAATAATGGCAATAACAATTAGTAGTGTTCCTGCAACATACGCAAGTATGCACGATGACTTATGGTTTGTAGCTTCCTCAACTAATAGCGGAACTACTAACTTTAAGTTTGTGTATGATGTATACATTAATGGTTCACAGGTAACTAGAAGTAAGGTATTTCCTGCTCCAAGTGGGGAAGGTTCTTATGGTGTTTTTAACGCTTCTCCTATGGTAAGGGCATATATTAGCAATTACTTTGAGCCTTCAGGCAGTAGCGTATTAGTAGCCTCTAACGATAAAATTAAGGTGGATTACCAAGTGAAAATAGGCGAGGAGGTAAGTGGTGCGGTAGTTGCAGACCTAGCAAGTGGTAGTTATTCTGCATACAATTACTATGCTCCTTTATTCGGAGATATATTTACTGAGAACGGAGATATACCTTTGGTTTTATCCGACTATTATGATAACTTACTAATTGAAAATTACACAGATGATTGGTTATGTGATAGAGATAATACCGATATCCCTATTGAATATGGCGACCAATTCTTTATTAGTTTTCTAAAAATAACAAGTGGTAGTTATAAATTATGGGTAGAAACTATCAACGAAAGTAACGCAGTTCAAACCTCAGTAAGTGGGGATTTAACTATGACAGGGCAGTTTAACTTATTTAACTTCCAAGCAGGTGCAATAAATGAATGGGCAGGAACAACATTAATAACAGAAAACACATACGCATACAATGTTTATATTACGCGTGGGTCAGCAGTTACTAGGGTATTACGATTCAGGCAAGTATGTAACCCCAAGTTTAGACAATATAACTTACATTTCCTCAACCGACTTGGTGGATATGATACAATGGCATTTCGACTTGTCAATAGACGAAGAAGTGAGTTCCAAAGAGCAAGTTACCGCAGAAACCCTTATCAATTATCAAATGGAACAATGACGAACATTGATGCTTACAATAAGTACAATGAAACGACATATAACTTTGCAGTACAACATACTGATTATTACCAATTAACAAGTGATTGGGTTAATGACCAAGACTTTGCTTGGTTAGCACAATTAGTAGCTTCTCCTATTGTATATATGGAAGTGCAAGGAGCATTTTTCCCTGTAACAATTAGAAACACAAACTATCAGTATAAGTATAAAGTTGCTGATGGATTATTTAACTTTGATTTAGAAGTTGAAGTAGGTAAATATTTAAACAGCCAATTTAGATAATGATAAGGACTGAGATATATGTAGAAAACTATAAGTTAGATTTATTTCAAGATATAAGTACTGACTTTACCTATACTGTTGATGATGTAGCTAGTTTCGGAACTAAGAACACATCATTTAGTAGGACTATTACTATACCATCTACCGCAAATAATAATAAGATATTAGGTTTTGCATTTGATTTGAATATGCAACACGACCATAACCCTGATTTGCCTAATGTCAATACTAACTTTAGTCCTGCTGAGAGTGCTAACTGCGTTGTATATATTGATAAAATACAAATATTCAAGGGAGTTATACGCATATTGGAAATACAAAACTTTAGAGGAGAGATACAATATCAATGTGCAGTATTTGGAGAACTTAGTGGTTTCATAACTGAGTTAGGTAACAAGCGTTTAGAGGATTTAGATTTCAGCGAATATAATCACACTTGGAATGCAACTGCTATTACAAATAGTTGGAACACAATTAATGGTTCAGGATACTATTATCCTTTGATTGATTATGGTAATGTTTCAAATAATAAAGATGATTTTAGTGTTTATACATTTAGACCTGCATTGTATGTAAAAGAATACATTGAAAAAATATTTGAAGGAACTAGTTACTCTTTGAATTGTGATTTCTTTAATACTGATTTCTTTAAAAAATTAATCATACCAAACAATAGTCAGGGCATACAGGGTACAAACGATAGATTTATCCTAGCCACAATAGACGCAACCAAAACAATATTAAATAGTAACACTCCAACTGCACGAAACATTGATTTACCTTTTGACACTACGACTTTACTTAATTTTACAGAAAATGTGGCAAAAAGTAATTTTACATATACTGATGGTACTAAATCAATTAGAGCCTTAGCTTCAATTACAGGTATTTATCAAACGGATGCGGCTTCTAGTATTACTGCTACTTTATCTATTGGTGGTGTAGTAGTACAAACATTAACACAAACTACTAGTTCTGCAAATAATCCTTTTACATTTAACTTTGACTATACAGGAGAGATATTAAATACCAATGTAGTTAAAATTAATATCAGCGTTCCTTCTACTGCAAATACCTATATTGTAAGCATATCAAGTGCAAATTTTACATTTACTCAGTTAGCGGCACAATTAGCATCAGTTGCCTATAATGGTACTGTATCTATGAATGCTAACTTACCAAAAGGTATATTCCAAAAGGATTTCTTTTTATCGGTATGTAAAATGTTTAACTTATATGTTTATCAAGATAACATTAATGATAAGCAAATAAACAT